AGGAATCGTGAGTGAAATGACTCCTGAGCAGCAGGCTGATGTCGAGAAGGCCAAGGACCAGGCTCTGGTGATCGCTAACCATTCAGATGTAGCGGTCATTGGTATCACGCTTGCCCTCATGCAGCTTGCAGCCAAGGCCTGAGTCGTGGCCTGCAGCGGGTGCGCCGCCCGGCGTGAATGGATCAAGAAGTGGAGTGCAGTTGCGTATGAGCGGGCAAGCGATCTCCTATCTCGCCGAGATACTGAGCGAACAGAAGAAGCAGACAGCGATCCTCGAGCGGATGGCAGAGCAACAGAGCCTGCTGATCCAGGCGATGGCAGAGGACGAGCCTGAAGACTCTGACGCGCAGCCCTTCACCTACATGGACGGCACCCCATGCCGCTGAGGCCGCAGAAGCCGTGCAACGCCCAAGGCTGCAACACACTCACTCGCAACCCTCGTTACTGTGAAGCCCATGCGGATGTGGGCAAACAGTTCGAGGTGAAGCAGCGAGAGAAGCAGCGAGAGAGCAGCAGCCAGCGTGGCTACAGCTACAAGTGGCAGCAGGCCCGCAAGTCCTACCTGGCCAAGCACCCGCTGTGTGCTGAGTGCGAGCGCAAAGGGTTGGTGGTGGTAGCCACCGACCTCGATCACATCACCCCTCACAAGGGCGACAAGGATGCCTTCTGGCTTCGGTCCAACTGGCAAGGCCTGTGTCATTCATGCCACAGCCGCAAGACGGCGGCAGAGGATGGCGGGTGGGGCAACGCGGTGCGATGACCGTGCACCGACTTGGTGCGCTTTAGTAGCGCTACTAAAAAAACCACCAGAAAAGTACTCGCAAAAAAAATCGAGGACGGTGGGCAGGGGGAGGGTAAAAAGTTCGGAGCTTTTTGCTTCTAGACCGCGCCCTCAATCGTTTTTTCACACCCGCGAAATTAAAAATCCAGGAGTTGCGCGATGGGAGGCACCGCCACGGTCGCCGGCCGTGGTCGCAAACCCAAGCCGACGGCCAAGAAAGAGTTGGCCGGGAACCCGGGCAAGCGCGCCCTCAACAAGGCCGAGCCCCAGTTTTCCAAGATCACCGAGATCGACCCGCCCGAGTGGCTGAGCGAGCGTGCGGCCACCATGTGGAATATGGTCGTACCGGAGCTGCTGCGCGAAAACGTGGTTGCGATCACCGACCTGCACAACGTCGAAGCCTTCTGCGTCGCCTATGACAACTGGCGAATGGCTCAAGAGTCGGTGCGGGATAACGGCATCGTGGTCGCCGGGGCCACCGGTGGGCCGATGAAGAATCCTGCACTGACCGCTGCCAACGAAACCATGCGCCAGATGGTCACCTTCGGCTCGATGCTCGGCCTTGATCCGGCCAGCCGCACCAGGCTGATAGGCGGGAACAAGGAGAAAGCCACTAACGAATTTGCCCAACTACTGAGCTCATAAATGACCAAAGCCCTACACCCCAACGTCGACAAGGCGATGGCGTGGGGAAGGTCCGTGCTCCGAGGGAAGGTTCCAGCCTGCCGCTACATTCATCAGTCCATCCAACGTCACTTCGACGACCTTGCCGCTAGCCGCAAGCGTGGTTACCGCTTCAAGTTCGATCCGGCCAAGGCAGAGAAGAAGCTGAAGCTGATCCAGCTGCTGCCCCATACGAAGGGCGAATGGGCGTTCAAGCGTCAACTGATCAGCCTGGAGCCATGGCAGCTGTTCGGCATGGCTGTCACGTTTGGTTGGGTCAAGAAGAAGGGCGGGCACCGCCGATTCCGCGAGAGCTATTGGGAAGTGCCGCGCAAGAACGGCAAGTCGGTGATCGCGGCCGGCGTCGGCATCAGCATGTTCGTTGCCGACGGCGAGTTCGGTGCCGAGGTGTACTCGGGCGCTACCACTGAGAAGCAGGCTTGGGAGGTTTTCCGTCCGGCTAAGCTGATGGTGGCCAAGTCGCCGATGCTGGTCCAGGCGGCGGGCATTGAGGTCAACGCCTCGAACATGAACATCCCATCCGACTTCAGCCGCTTTGAGCCGCTGATTGGCGACCCCGGCGACGGTGCATCACCCAGCTGCGCGATCGTGGACGAATACCATGAACATCGCACCTCAGCCCAGTACGACACCATGCTCACCGGCATGGGCGCTCGGCGGCAGCCGCTCATGTTCATCATCACCACCGCCGGCGCAGATATTGAGGGTCCGTGCTACGACAAGCGCCGTCAGGTCATTGAGATGCTGGAAGGCACGGTGCCCGACGACGAGCTGTTCGGCTTTATCTGGACGCTTGACGAGGGCGACGACTGGACCGATCCGAAGATGCTGGCCAAGGCCAACCCCAACCATGGGGTGTCGGTTTTTCAAGAGTACCTGGAGAGCCAGCAGGCCCGGGCGATCCGCTCGGCGCGCTTCACTAACACGTTCAAGACCAAGCACTTGAACCTGTGGGTGAGCGCCAAGTCCGGCTTCTTCAACATGGAAGACTGGAAATCGTGCGAGGACACCACGCTGACCCTGGAACAGTTCGAGGGGCAGGAATGGATCGCCGGATTCGACTTGGCGCGCAAGCTGGACATGAACTCAAGAGCGCGGCTGTTCTGGCGCATGATCGATGGGAAAACCCACTACTACAGTGTCGCGCCGAAGTTCTGGGTGCCCTATGACACCGCGTATGACAGCGACAACAAGCGCATGTCAGAACGGTTCCAGGCCTGGATCAACTCCAAACATCTGGAGGTAACTGACGGTGCCGAGATCGATTACCGGGAGATCTTCGAAGACACCAAGGAAGCAAACCACCAGGCACCAGTTCGCGAGTGCCCGATTGACCCGCACGGTGCCACAGGGTTGAGTCATGACCTTGACGACGAGGGTTTCAATCCGATCACGATCACGCAGAACTACACCAACATGTCAGATCCGATGAAGGAGCTCGAGGCGGCCATAACCGCCGGCCGGTTCCATCATGACGGTAATCCGATCATGACCTGGTGCATCGCCAATGTGATCGGCAAAAACATGCCAGGCAACGACGATGTCGTTCGTCCGATCAAGCAAGGCGACGACAACAAGATCGACGGCGCCGTGGCGCTGATCATGACAATCGGCCGGGCGCTAGTTCTGGTCAACGACAACAGCGGCAACATCACCGACTTTTTTTCGAAACCAATCATTGTTGGATAACTCACCCATGGATACAGGCCTGGTCCTCTTCATTGCAGCGGCCGTGGCCGCGCTGTGCCTGCTCGTTGCCGGCGTCTTCGTCTTGGCCGGCACTGGATGGTCTCTCATCGCCGGCGGCGCGTCCTTCCTGGGTGTCGCAGGTTTCATCCGAAAGGGGCTGACCGGTGACTAAACCACTCAAGTCTATCCTGCGGCAGGCAATGTTCAAATCGGCAGAGCCGAGCCTCGTCAAATCCTCATTGGCTGGCTGGGTGGGCCGTCGAATCGGCCTCGGCGACAAGGCGTTCTGGAACAGCTTCTACGGCACTGATTCAGCGTCAGGTAAAACCGTAAGCCAGCAGACGGCGCTGCAGCTTTCCACGGTCTGGGCCTGTGTTCGGTTGATTGCCGAAACTCTGGCCACTTTGCCAATCGCGCTGTACGAAGACAAAAGCGGTGTGCCGGTGGTGGCGTCATCTCACCCTGTACACCGGGTTATCAGCCAGCAGCCAAATGCCGACCAAACCCCGGTGGAGTTTTGGGAGTGCGTTGTGGCGAGCCTTCTGCTCAGCGGCAACAGCTTCAACGAGCCACACAGGGTGGGCGCGGAGATTTCATCGCTCGAGTTCATTCTCCCCCAAGCAGTTTCAACGCCAAGGCGTCTCAGCACCGGAGAGATTGAATACCGGTTCATCGACACTTTGGGAAAATCCCACACGTTGCTTGATGAACAGATGATGCATACCCGGGGGTTCGGTACGGACCCCATGTGCGGCCTCAGTCCACTGGCTATGGGTCGCAACGTGTTCGGCGCCGCGATGGCGGCTGATGAGTCGGCCAGCAAAATGTTCGCCAACGGCATGAAGCTCGGCGGGGTCCTGTCGACCGACCAAATACTGAACAAGGCCCAGCGGGAAGATATCCGCGAGGACATGGCTGCGAAATTTGCGGGAGCAGTGAATACCGGCAAGACCATGGTGCTCGAGGCAGGCATGAAGTATCAGCAGGTGTCGATGACGCCCGAGGATGCGCAGATGCTGCAGACCCGGGCTTTCAATGTCGAGGAGATTTGCCGCTGGTTCCGGACGCCACCATGGATGGTCGGCCATACCTCGAACAGCACCAGCTGGGGCACCGGCATGGAGCAGCAGATGCTCGGCTTCCTGAGTTTCACCCTGCTTCGCCCTGATGAACGCCGCCGCTTCTACGCGAAGTTCAACGTGGAAGGTCTGCTCCGTGCTGATAGTGCGGCCCGCGCGGCGTTCTACAGCTCTATGACGCAAAACGGCATCTACACCCGCGACGACTGCCGGATCAAGGAGAACCTTGCGCCCATGGGTGGGAATGCCGCGAAGCTCACCGTCCAGTCGAACATGCTGCCTATCGACAAGCTTGGCGGAGACGCGGGTGATGCGCAGCAGGCCCGATCAGCCCTAATTGACTGGCTTAACGACAAGCCAAAAGGTAATCCGGAATGAAACGAAAAGACCAGGCGGTGGCGGTCAAATACCGCTCATTCGACTATGACGTTAAGGCTGTCGGTGATGACGGCCTTTTTTCTGGCTACGGATCGGTGTTTGGCGTCGTCGATAGCTACAACGAAGTGGTGGCCCCAGGGGCTTTCCTTGAGTCGATTGCTGAGGCCAAGGCGAAGGATCGGACTTTCCCCGTGTTGTGGCAGCACAGCACAGGCGAACCGATTGGCAGTTGGGATATCGCCAGCCTCAAGGAGGACGAATACGGCCTGTTCGGCGCGGGAGAGCTTTGGTTGGCTGAGGCTCCCTATGCTCGAGTCGCCTATCGCGGCATGAAGTCCAGGTCAATCACCGGGCTGTCGATCGGGTACTACGTGCGCGAGTCGAGCTTTGACGAGAAGACCCGAATCCGCACGCTGACCAAGCTGGACCTGGTGGAAATTTCCATTGTGACGGTGCCGGCCAACGACGAAGCGCGCACCGACACAATCAAATCGAAGTTGGCCCATGGCGGCCTGCCATCACTTCCCGAATTTGAGTTGCTCCTGCGCGAGGCAGGCTTCTCGAAAACTCAATCTGCGGTGATTGCCAACCGTGGATTGCAGCACATGCTCCGGAGCGAGTCCGCGGGCGACCAGGCTGAAACCCAAGTTGCCAAGGCACTGCATGCGCAGTTGAGCCAAGGCCTGTCTCTCCCACAGTTTTAAGGAATCACTCATGAACTACTTGAGCAATGAAGCGCGATCCGAGCAGCGCCAGATGCAGCGCAAAGAGCGTGCCGGCGACCAGCTGGAACTGAAGGATGTCATGGATGCGCTGAGCAAGCGCGACAATGACATCAAGGTGTTTGCCGAAAAGGCCAACGAAGAAATCAAATCTCACGGCAAGATCCTGGACGACACCAAGACCATTCTCGATGGTTTGGTCAAGGATGGTCTCGGCCTGCAAGATCGCCTGAACGAAGTTGAGCAGAAGCTCACCCGCCGCGGCGCCGCCAACGACGAGGGCGCAAAATCCATCGGCGAGCAGTTCACCGATGGTGACGACTTCAAGGGCTTGGCTGAAAAAGGCCGTGGTGTTGCTCGTATGCGCCTCAAGGCGGTGACCAGCATTACCAGCGCAACCACTGGCACCGGCGGTGTCGGTGCGGCCATCGAGCCTACCCGCGTACCTGGCATTATCCAGGGGCCGGATCGCACGTTCACCATTCGTGACTTGATCATGCCGGGCCGGACCAACTCGAACGCAATCGAGTACGTGCGTGAGTCAGGTTTCCAGAACATGGCGGCCCCGGTCGGCGAAACGTTGGCCAAGCCTCAGTCCGATCTGTCGTACGAGCTGATCACCACCACCGTAAAGACCATCGCTCACTGGTTTCGGGCCTCCAAGCAGGTGCTGGCTGACGTTCCGTTGCTGCAAAGCTATATCGACGGCCGTGCGATTTACGGTCTGAAATACGTCGAGGAAAACCAGATTCTGGCTGGTAATGGCACTGGTCAGAATTTGCTGGGCCTGATCCCGCAAGCCACCCCATTCAACGAAGCCCTGCGCAAAGCGGGCGACACCAAGATTGACCTGCTGCGCCGGGCCATCTTGCAGGTGCGTATTGCCGAGTATCGTGCCAGCGCGATTGTCCTCAACCCGGTTGACTGGGCAGACATGGAGTTGGCGAAGGACAGCACCGGCAGCTACATCTGGGTCAACGTGCAGGAGGGTGGTCAGCCTCGCATGTGGCGCCTGCCGGTTGTTGATACCAACGCCATGCCGCAAGGCGAGTTCATGGTCGGCGCGTTCGACATGGCCGCCCAGGTCTTCGACCGTGAAGATGCAAACGTCGAGGTTTCGACCGAGGACGCTGACAACTTCACCAAGAACATGGTGACTATCCGTGCAGAAGAGCGCCTGGCGTTGGCGGTGTACCGCCCGCAGTCGTTTGTCCACGGCCCTTTCACTGACCCAACGCCATAAGGGCTTCGGGCACACGCTGAAGGAGAAGCCCGGGAGACCGGGCTTTTGATCTGATGACCGACATCAAACTGAAAACCATCAAGGGCTTCGAGTGGCGCGGCGCGTACGCACCGCCGAGGTCAGATATCGAGGCCGCCGAACTGGACGCCCGCGAGCTACTACGCAACGGGCTGGTCGAGGACTACACCGTGAAAGCTGCAGACCCACCTGAAAGCAAAAAGGCTCCGGAGCTGGATAACAAGTCGGCGCCGAAACCAGGCACCAAGAAAAAGGCAGAGTAATCATGAGCGTGATCAACATTGATCTGGCGATGAAGCACCTCCTGGCTGAGCCGGAGGACCAGGAGCTTGTTCAGTCCCAGCTGGATGGCGCTGAGGGTGCCGCGATGGCGTACATCCAGCGCTCGTTCTTTGTTGATCAGGCCGCTCTCGATGCTGCCCGTCTGCAGGTGCCATCTATGCGAAGCGTGGCCCGACAGCAATATGATTCGGCCATGGCCGATGCCGCTTTGATTGATGACCAGCTATTGCGCTGCGAAGCGATGGATGACGCGAAGTTCTCGCTCTCCGAGGCATTGGACGCAGCCACCCGAGTAGCACGGGGAATGGTCATCACGCCCAGTATTCAATCGGGCTGCCTGTTGAAACTGGGGCACCTATTCGCCAACCGTGAAGAGGTGGTAACCGGCACCATTGCCACCGAATTGCCGCAAGCCTCCAAGGCTTTGCTGACGCCATATCGCGTCGGGATGGGTGCCTGATGCGCGCTGGTACATTGCGTCATCGGATAACCTTCCAGACTCCTAGTCTCGTTCAGGATCCCGAAACGGGCGAGATGTTGCCGGGCTGGGAACCTGTCTGGGAGAAGGTGCCCGCCTCGGTTGAGCCGCTCAGCGCCCGCGATCTAATCGCGGCGCAGGCGGTCCAGTCAGAAGCCTCCGGCCGCATGGTGATCCGCTACCGCGCCGGAGTGCTACCCACGATGCGCATTCTTCACCGTGGTGACGTCTACAGCATTCAGGGACCACCGATGCCCGATCCGGTGTCAGGCCTGGAGTACCTCACC